GGCTACCGAAAGGTCGGCTATATGGAACAACTGTGGTACATCCTTAAATACAAGCTGGGTGAACTGTTCCGCAGGAGGTGAACCAATGCCAAAGAAACCGAAAAGACCGTGTTCCTACCCTGGCTGTCCTCGCCTTGCAGATGGGCAATACTGTGAAGAGCATTCGGCCGTTGCACGAAAGCAGTACAACAAGTACGAGCGTTCTGCTGATGTGAACAAGAAGTATGGGCGTGCCTGGAAACGCATTCGTGACAGACACATCAAACAACATCCCCTCTGTGAAATGTGCTTAAAAGAAGGTCGATATATTCCAGTTGACGAGGTGCATCATATTCTGCCTATTTCTAAAGGTGGTACTCACGCAAGGGAGAACCTAATGTCTCTCTGCCGTTCCTGTCACAACAAAATTCATCACGAAATTGGGGATCGCTAATGTGTGATATGAGACCAATCCCTCAGTATTCCGGATACTATGCGGGTGTTGATGGCGAAATCTATTCAGACCGCCTTGGGTATTCACGCAAACTTCCCAAGCGTTTACACAAAGGATATTACCGTGTAAATGTGCGGGACTGCGGTACTCCCGTGAAAACCCGTGTCGAGCCAGTACATAAACTGGTTCTCAACGCTTATGTTGGTGAGCGTCCAAGCGGTTATGTTTGCAGACACTTAAACGGCAATCCTTTAGACAATCGTCCGACAAATATTTGTTGGGGAACTCCGAAGGAGAACGCACAAGACGCTATAAGGCACGGCACTGCCGTGTGTTTACGCTATGGTGAAGCATCGACCGCTTCTAAGCTAAAGGAACACGACATCTACAAAATTAAAGAAATGTATAAAAATGGACACACGCAAAAAGAAATTGCGAGTGTCTTTTTTGTATCTCAGCGACATGTTAGTGACATTGTTCGTGACAAAACATGGACACACTTGACCGCCAGGGGCGGGTAAAATCTTCGGGACCTTTTTATTTGGACAGCGGCCTGGGGTCACGTGTGCAAAATCGCAAAAGTTTTAGGGGGAATAGCCCCCGGTGCGAAGGAGGTGTGTAAAAAATGGGTCAAAGAGGACCAAAACCCGGCAGTGGTGGCAGACCAAAGAAGCCTATTGTCGACAAAATTGCGGACGGAAATCCGGGAAAAAGACCGCTGACTGTTATTGATTTCAAAGACAGCGCGGTAGATCTTGAAGGACAAGATATGCCTGCACCAAAAGAATTCCTTTCCGCAAAGCAGAAAGACGGCTCAACTTTGTGTGCCGTTGAGATTTATGAAAATGTATGGAAGTGGTTATCCGACCGAGGATGCTCCTCCATCGTTTCACCCGACCTCATTGAGCGCTTTGCTATGGCAAGTGCAAGATGGATTCAATGCGAATCTATCACCAGTGAGTTGGGCTTCCTGGCAAAGCATCCCACAACGGGTGCTGCAATTCAGTCACCCTATGTGGCTATCGCAAATACCTATATGACCCAGGCGAATCGTCTGTGGTCGGAAATTTTCCAAATCGTCCGTGAGAACTGTACTTCAGAATATATCGGAGCAAGTCCCCAGGATGATGTTATGGAAAGATTACTTCGTGCAAGGAAAGGATAATAAGTTATGTTTGAAAAAGTAAACCCCTCTCATCCCGATAAGATTGCTGACCGCATTGCCGGAGCAATCGTAGACCTGGCATATAAAGCACAGGAAAACCCGAAGATAGCTGTCGAGGTTCTCATCGGCCACGGCACCTGCCACGCAATCATTGAAACCTCTGCACCAATCGATAAGGTGGATGTGGCGCAGGCCGTTAACCGCATCGCTGGAAACCTTATGTGCAACATTGTAATCACTCCCCAGGATACGCATCTTGCTCGTAACCAAGCAGACGCTATCCGTTGTGGTGATAACGGCATCTTCAAAGGTATGCCTATCACAAGAGAACAGAACGAACTGTCCGTTATGGCAAGAGACCTTTACGAGAAGTATCCTTATGACGGCAAGTTCATCCTGGATGGTTCGAGACTTATCATTTGCCAGAGCAATGCCGACACGGAAGAACTGCAGAAGGAATACCCGAATGCTGAAATCAACCCCCTCGGTGATTGGACCGGCGGAACTGATGTTGACACGGGTGCCACCAACCGCAAACTCGGCAGTGATATGGCTGACTCGGTAACTGGCGGTGGTCTTCATGGCAAGGATCTGTCCAAGGCAGATGTGTCCGTGAATATTTACGCTTGGTTACTGGCGCAGCATTACAACGCTCCTGTTACTCTTTGCTGTGCTATCGGTGATGAAACCGTGGGCGGCGTTCCTTATGCAGATATCGTTGAAACGGCTCGTAATTATATTCAGTCCCTGGGCGGCTTTGAGAAGTTCGCAGAATGGGGGCTTGTATGATTATTGAAAAGAAAAACACCGCTGACCTTTTACCTGCGGATTACAACCCTCGTAAAGACCTTAAGCCCGGTGATGCCGAGTACGAAAAGCTGAAGCGTTCCATTGAACAGTTCGGCTATGTCGAGCCAGTCATTTGGAACAAGACAACCGGCAGAGTTGTTGGCGGTCATCAGCGTCTCAAGGTTCTCATTGATATGGGAATGACCGAGGTTGAATGTGTTGTTGTTGAGATGTCCGAAGAACAGGAAAAGGCGCTTAATGTGGCGCTGAACAAAATCTCCGGTGATTGGGACAAGGATAAGTTGGCTTTGCTTATTGCTGATTTGCAGGGTGCCGACTTTGATGTAACACTCACGGGTTTTGAAGCCGCTGAAATCGATGCACTCTTCAAAGACACTCTCAAAGATGAGGTTAAGGAAGATACCTTCGATGTCGGTGCCGAACTTGAAAAGCCTACCTTTTCAAAGCTTGGTGATATTTGGACCCTCGGCAGACATCATTTAGTTTGTGGTGACAGCACCAAGGAAGAAACCTACGAAATGCTGATGGGCAGCACCAAAGCAAACTTGATTTTGACCGACCCGCCTTACAACGTTAACTACGAAGGCACGGCAGGAAAAATCAAGAACGACAATATGTCCAAGGAAGCGTTCTACGAATTCATCTTGGCGGCATATCAGCAGATGCACTCTGCGTTGGCGGATGACGGTTCTATTTACGTGTTCCACGCTGACACGGAGGGTCTCACTTTCCGCAAGGCGTTTGAGGATGCCGGGTTTAATTTGTCCGGCTGTTGCATTTGGAAAAAGCCGTCACTTGTGTTAGGTCGTTCTCCGTATCAGTGGCAGCACGAACCTTGCCTTTTCGGTTGGAAGAAGAAAGGCAAACACCAGTGGTATTCTGGCAGAAAGGAAACTACCATCTGGGAGTTTGACAAACCGAAAAAGAACGGTGACCATCCCACAATGAAACCCATCCCTCTGCTTGCGTATCCCATTATGAATTCCACCTTAAGCAACTCTGTTGTGCTTGACCCTTTCGGCGGTTCCGGCAGTACGCTTATTGCTTGTGAACAGACCGACCGCATTTGCTACACAATTGAGCTTGATGAAAAGTTTTGTGATGTAATCGTCAAGCGTTACATTGAGCAGGTCGGCAGTTCGGCTGGTGTGACCGTGCAGCGCGATGGATTGACCTACAAGTATGAGGAGGTCGCAAATGAATAAACTTACCCTTGGCAGTTTGTTTGATGGCTCCGGCGGTTTTCCTTTAGGCGGCTTGATGTCCGGTATCACTCCTGTTTGGAGTTCGGAGATCGAGCCGTTTCCTATAAGGGTAACTTCCAAGCGGCTGCCCTCTATGAAACACTACGGTGATATTTCCAAAATGGATGGCGGAAAAATCGAACCCGTAGACATTATTACTTTCGGCTCGCCCTGCCAGGATATGTCGGTGGCGGGCAAACGAGATGGCCTTGATGGTTCGAGGTCGTCTCTTTTTTATGAAGCCATCCGAATTATTAAGGAAATGAGGTGTGCCACCAATGGCAAATACCCAAGATACATCGTGTGGGAGAATGTCCCCGGCGCATTCTCCTCAAACGGCGGAGAAGATTTCAAAGCCGTCCTCGAAGCGGTCATCGGGGTTGTCGAGCCGAACACCCAGGTGCCTATGCCTGAAAAAGCAAGATGGCCTTATGCCGACTGCTACTTGGGAGACGGATGGAGCGTTGCTTACAGAACTCTCGATGCTCAATATTGGGGAGTCCCCCAAAGAAGACGCCGCATCTACCTTGTCGCAGATTTTGCAGGCAGGCGTGCCGGAGAAGTATTATTTAAGTCAGAAGGCTTGTCAGGGTATTCTGCGGAGAGCTTCCGTGCGTGGCAAAGAGCTGCCGGAAGTGTTGAAGGTAGCATTGGAGCGTCAGGCTTCGATGGCTACAACGGAGACCTAACTGACAATGTATCTGCCACCCTTGGTGTGAACTGCGGAATGAGTACCGGAAGAAACGGAATCGTTCTCAACGACCAGGGCGGCAATCGTATGGATGTAACCGATGATGTTACATGCACTCTTCGTGCCGAGGCACATCATCCTCCGTGCGTAATGGATGCCGCAGGATTCTGTACCGAGCATTCTGCCAAAAGCAGAACCATCGGTTACGAAGAAGGTCGTTCTCCTACTCTTCGTGCCGGAGTTGTTCCTGCGACAGTTGCTTTGGAGAATCATCCGGCAGACAGCCGAGTAACACTCTCCGAGGATGACAAAGTTCAAACCCTTACATCCCGAATGGGAACCGGGGGCGGCAACGTTCCTCTCGTTATGAAAATTCGCAGTGGCTGTGAAGGTGGTGGCAAGGGTGCCTTGGTTCAAGAAAACAAGTCCGCAACCCTTTCTTGCAACAACGACCAAACTTTGTTTGAGCCTTGCAATTGGGACGGAGAACAGACGACCTCAACACTCACCGCACACAACGCTGGTGGCAATCAGCGTATGCCCGACAAGAACCATTTCAATTGCGTTCTTCAAGCCTTCGGTATCAGCTCCAAGGACAGCAACGCAATGAAATCCTCCAACCCTCACAGTGGCATTTACGAAGCTGACACCGCACGAACTCTCGATGGCAACGGCGGAAACCCCGGCTGTAATCAGGGCGGCATTGCTGTTGTGTGTGTCGACCAAGGCGGTGGAAAATCTGCTTGTAATGTTACCGAGGAAATGTCTCCAACTCTTACTTGCACCCACGGCGGAGAACCCGCTGTATGCGTCCAGGGCAAGACCTATGCTATTGAAGGAAACGGAACACGCCCTTCACATCAAGGTGATGGTTTCAAAGAGACCGATGTGATGTATACCCTTAATACGGTTGACCGCCACGCAGTTTACACCTTGACGACGGGTAGCTTTACTCAAGTTGCTGAAGATAAAGCCCCGACAGTTCTCGCCAGGGACTATAAAGATCCGACCGCTGTTTGCTATGGCATTGGCCGTGATACTTTCAATCAAGGTAAGAATGCCAAGTTCGCACCGACATTTGCTGAAGAACTACAGCCTACGCTTGTTGCGAAAGGTCCCGGTGCTATCGCAGAGCCGTATGGATTTGACCCATCTGCAAGCCGAGACGTTGGGCAGTACTTCCTTGAGAATTGTGGCAATACTCTTGTAAACGGAACTTGCCCCGGTCACCACAACGGTGTGATGGAAACAGGATATACTGTTCGTAGACTTACTCCTGTTGAGTGTGCGAGGTTACAAGGCTTTCCCGATTGGTGGTGTTCCAACCTTGGAACAGCCGAACCCACTATGGATGATATTCGTTATTGGTACGATGTCTTTGAAACCCATCGCAAAATTGTCGGTGGATCTACCAAGCCTAAAACGCTCAAGCAGATAGCGAAGTGGCTCAAAGACCCGTATTCCGATGCTGCCGAATATAAGATGTGGGGTAACGGAGTTGCATTGCCGTGCGTTTATTTTGTTCTTTCCGGCATTGTGTGGTGTACACAAAATGAGGGCGAAAATGTGCCTTTATAATCTACATCACAAATGTGCAGAAATGACTGGATATATACAGAACATGACGGTAATATGTGACTACCAAATTAAAGGAGGTCACAGTTTATGACAGTACACATCAACGCACAGGGTGCTGAACGCAAACGCCTGGTA